GACTTCGTAGCCTGAAGAATCTGCGCAGTGACATCGATACTGGCTACAAGAAAGAATACCAGTTGGGCGAAGCGGCAAAACAACGCGGCACGTCATAACAGGTAACATCTTGGGGCTGGGTCGGCCCCTTTCAACAAACCCTTTACAGGGAGACCATGATGGCGAATTTCAAGCAACCCCGTGGCTTCGTTCCTGCGCGCTATATCAATGGCGCTGCATGGAGCGGGGGCGGGAATATGTATCACATCCCCTCGTCGGACACTAACCAGTACAATCCTGGTGATGTGGTGCTGACAGCCGCAACCGGTGCAGATGCTAATGGTATTCCGGACGTAATCAAGAACACTGCAGGCACGGGCGTTGTGCGTGGTGTGATTATCGGATGCCTGGTAGCTAATCCGAACAACCCCTCGATTGTTGGTACGAATCTGGACCTCACGGTGCAGAACATCCCGGCAACGAAGACCAAAGACTACTACGTGCTGGTAGTTGATGATCCGAAGGTGGTGTTCCAGATTCAAGATGATGGCATCACCACAGCGAATCTGGTGGCAGCATCGGTAGGTCTCAACGCATCCTTCACAGTGACGAATCCGACAGCCCCTTCGCAGAATTCCGCGACGGTTCTTCTGTCGTCGTCCTTCGCGGTGACTGCTGGCCTGACTGTCAAGATCTTCGGCCTCTCCCAGATTCCGAACAACGCGTTCGGCGCTAATGCGACCTGGGACGTGATCTTCAACCAACACGAATTCCAGGGCAATACTGCCGGTGTTTAATTCGTCAGCTAATTAAGGAGAATTACCATGCCAGGTATTGTCAATACAGGCTCCTACCCCAAGGGACTATGGGAAGGGGTCAAGAGCTGGTGGGATTCGGCTGCACCTTCGGCACCGGAGTTCGCTCCGATGTTGTTCCGCAAGTACGAATCGGATAAGAACTACGAAGAGTACGTGCAGTCGGTCGGTCTGGGTCTGGCAGTGTTCAAGCCGGAAAGCCAGCCGATCAGCTACGACACGATGCAGCAGGGTTTCATCACCCGTGGCACGAACGTCGCGTACGGTCTGGGGATCATTGTCACTCACGAAGAGCTGAAGGATAATCTCTACGTGAAACTCACCCAGGGACGAGTCGAACGTCTCCGTCGCGCGTTCCGTGAAACAAAAAACATCAACGCTACCAATGTGTACAACCGGGCTTTCAATGCCGCGTACCTCGGCGGTGATGGTGTTTCGCTCCTGAACACGGCCCACCCGAACTTCTCGGCAGGCACTTGGCAGAACAAGATGGCTATCGATGCGGCGCTGTCACAAGCAGCTGTCGAAGACATGCTTATCTTGATGATGCAAGCCAAGGATGACCGTGGGTACATCGAACCCCTTACGGGCGAAAAGCTCGTGGTGCATCCGAACAACATCATGAATGCTGATCGGATTCTGAAGACCGCGAAGGCTGTCGGGAATAACAACAACGACATCAACCCGATCAACGTGGAAGGGTATTTGACAGGCGGTCGCGTGTCGAATCCGTACCTGACCGCAGCAGACCCTTGGTTCATCACCACGAACATCCAGGACGGGATGATCTGGCAAGAGCGTGAGCCGCTGGAAATCTGGGAAGACAATGATTCCGACACCAGGAATTATAAAGTAGGCGCCTACGAACGTTATACCTTTTTGTGGGCGAATCCTCGTGGTCTTTATGGCAGTAACGCCGCATAATTTCTAACCGGGATTACTTTTTTGTAATCCCGGTGGAAAACCACCTCATCAAGAGGGAGCCATTGGAGTGTACTTCAACTACACTTTCGACAGCTCCCTCTCTCTTATTTGGAGAACAGAATGCCAGCAAAACTCTCTCGCACGACTCGTATGCCTTACGGCATGACGAATGCCGCCGCACGACAAACAATGGGGAATTCGGGCGTTGCCGACCCAACCTGGGCCAGGATGATTGCCCTCGAATATATCAACAATAACGACACTACAGCTCTCACAGAGAACGGCTCTGCGACTGTCACCCTGGCTGCGGGTGTTGGGGGTTCGGCAACCCTCACGACCGGCGCGGTAGCGAATACTCTCGGGGCTGCCGCAACCGCTCAGGCAGTCTTCCAAGTTCCTACCACGGCCAACAACCTCGGTCGGATGTTCTTCAAGTGGCAAGGATCGATTGATTCACTCGTTGGGACTCTGCAGGTCGGGTTTGTCGCATCTGCCGCTTCCAGCCCACAAGGTATCTACATCCAATCGGCTGTCACGACTGGCGCGTTGTCGCTGATTGTGAAGAACGGCTCTGGCACAACCACAGTTCCGTTCCCGACTTCCCTGGCCCTTGTGGCAGGCACCACGGTTGAACTAGGTCTCGAAGTCGACACTCTCGGCAACGTGTTCGCATTCTTCAATCCGACGACAGGCGCGGAACCGATCACGGGTACTGTCCCCTCGACTCCTATTGGTACGGTTGCCAATGGTCCGGTGGTTGCGGCTTATAACCAGCTCAACGGCGCGCTCACGGGCTTGTTCCTGCCAACCGCCGCTCTCTATGCTTCCCAGGGAGCCATTCCGACCACTGCAGTAGCCCGGGTCGTGACTGTGAACTTCTTCGTAGCTCTGCAAGAAGTTACCCCTAACTAATCGAGAGGCCGTCATGGCAAACAGTCTCAACGTTCAAACGATTACTGACGGCCCTCGCAATCTGATTGTAAAGGTAACGGGGATTTTAACCACGTCGGACATAGCTCCGACACAGATTGTTACTCCGAATACCACTTTCACAGTGTCTCAAATGAATCCTCCGCCGTTGGTTCGTTTGAACTATATCGACTATTCGATCAGTGACCCTTTAGAGGTAACCCTCTACTGGGGAAACTCTACGGGGCCTGCAGCAGGTGTGCCGATTATGCCTCTTGCAGGTCGTGGGAGGATGTCATTTGATGACCTCAAGGGGTTGACCAACAACCAATCCCCCACAGACGGTAGCATCTGGATCGCAACCAACGGTTGGAATACTGTTGATAACAGTACTTCCATTTTCACGGTGATCCTTGAACTCATCAAGGCCGGTGGAATCGGCGTAGGGGTACGGTAATGAAAAAGAAAATCCCGCAGGCTAAGGGCAAGAAGGTCTCTGCAGAAACCCGTAAAAAGGGTATGGCCGCGATGAGCAAAGCAATGTCCACTCGCGTCCATTCGACCTCCGCCCACAAGCAGATGACCGCTCGCAAAGCTAAACATCTCTAAGAGATTGCCATGCCAACCTACAGCGGCACTTATAATTTCTCGCTGACCGCTCAACAGTTGATAACGGCAGCTCTGAACAAAACTGGCGCTTTTGACGAATACGAAACCATCCCTTCTCAAGATCTCGCGAATGTCCTGCAGGATCTTGAGATAATGGTGAAGGAGATGGCACTGCAGGGGATGCCGCTGTGGTGTATTCAGGATATTGCATTTCCGACGGTGGTGGGACAGGCGACTTACAACCTGTCGACAATTACCGGATCGACTCTCCCACTGCGGATTTTGGATCAATATATTGTCGATCAGGCAAACAACAGTGTCACTCTGGTGATGACCTCTCGTTATGATTGGGACACTCTCGGGCAGAAATTCGCTCCTGGTGTCCCAAATCAGGTCTGGTACAATCCGCAGTTGGGTGCGGGAACGTTGACTCTCTATGACGTCCCTTCAGACAACACCCACACTATCCATGTGGTCACGCAGCTGCAGATGCAGGATGTGGGTTCCCTAACTAACAATATCGCGTTCCCGCAGGAAGCGTACCGGATGCTCCTATGGTGCCTGACGGATGAGATTTCTTTGGACTACCGCATGCCCAGGGACGAACGCCTTGAAGTCAACCAAAAGGCCGAGGCCCTGCGCGAACGGTTCTGGAATGCTGAATTCGGTCAGGAACAGGCCAGCATCTTCCTTACCCCGACAGAACGGATGAGGAATACCTGATGGAAAATGAAGATATCACTGACCAGCCCGTCACCTGGTCCCACACTATAGGGACTCGGGATGGGACATTGACCACTGATGCGAAGATGGTCAATTGCTATGTGGAGAATATCGATGGGTCGGGGCCTGCTATTGTGAAACGGCCTGGCACGATGTATTTCCCTACGGATGGTGGATTAGTGACTGGAGCCGCTCAGGGTCAGTTTGCTGGTCCCAACGGCAACTACTACATTGTCAATAATACAATCTACCCTGCAGGGGATTTTACCCCCGGCACTGGCACTGCAATTCCATCCCCTGATGCTAACAACACGGCCTATTTCACTATTGGGACTTTCCAAGCAAATATCCCTTTAATCACTCTGCAGGATGTTTTTGGAAGTCTCTGGACATTCAATGGAACGACAATTACCAAAGTCACAGATACTAACTACATCTCCAGTTTAGTTAATCAGGGTATGGCCTACCTAGATGGAGTTTGGTATGCAATGCGAGCTAACGGGCAGGTCATTGGGAGTGCTATCAATGACCCCACCACATGGCCAGCATTGGATTTTGTGCAAGCTGATGTGACTTATGGCAACGGGATTGCATGCCAACGGCATTTGAATTACGTGCTGGCATTCTACGACCAAGGATTGCAAGTCTACTGGGATGCTGATGCGGCTCCAAATGGGGAAGGGATTGCACTGAATCCGGTACTGAATGCGTCATTCCGCACAGGCTGCTATGCTTCCCAAACCATTGTTGAGTTATGTGATAACTGCTTCTGGATGTCAAATACCTACCAATACGGCAGACAGATTCAGATGATGACTGGTTTGCAAATGCAACCGATCAGCACTCCATGGGTAGAGAGGGTGCTGAATTCAGCAGTACTGAGTCCGATCGCTCTTGATGATATCTGGGCCTTCGGATTGGAGTTGGCTGGGCATCAGTTGTATTGCCTGACGCTTCCCAATTCGAATGTGACACTGGTTTATGATGTGGGTACGCAGGTATGGGGGACTTGGAGTTCAGTAGTCGGTGGCGTGGAGCAATATTTCACAGGCAGATTCTCGATCAAAGCTCCTTACAATGTAGTGACAGGGGCTGCTTTGAATACGGATACCCTGCAGGATGTGTCCACAGGTAGGCCGATGCTGATGCTGGCTACGAATTACACAGATGCCACCGGGCCGATGAACGTGACATGCGTGACCCCACCCTACGACTGGAAGACCTCGAATTACAAACGATTCAATTACATGACCCAGCTAGCGGATTCCATCAACACTAGCATCTCAGTCAGCTATACGGATAATGACTATCAGAGCTTCAGCACTCCTCGGGTGATGGGGTTGATGGGACCTCGTAACCAGCTTCGAAACTGTGGAAGCTCCCGTCGCAGGGCCTGGAAGATGTTCCATCAAGATAACACCCCGCTGCGGTTGTATGAAGTGCGGATGGATATGGATATCCTGGCTCGGTAGTTATTTATGCAAATTACTATTTATTAATCCCGGTGAAAAACTCCATGAAAATAGCTGTCGAACCATTCACACTCGAACTTGCTGCAGAGATCACCCCATTGGGGCAAGAGTGCTGGGATGAGTGTTCAGAGATCAAACAGGACACATGCGCGTATCATGGGCAGCGCGGGCTGGCTATCGACCCGAACAACGAGCAATATCTGGCCATTCAAGCGAACAGCCAGCTAATCGCCCTCACCCTACGGGATGATGAAAACATCCTTCAGGGCTATGCCTTGCTCATCATCTACTTCAGTATGCACCTGCGGAAGGAACTCTGCGGAAACGTGGACACTTTCTATGTTCGCCCGGAGCATCGCAACTCCATGCCTAGATTCATGTCGAGCGTCGAGAAGGCCTTCCGAACCTGCGGGGTCAGCATCGTCGGGTGGCCTGTTACCGCTTCTGGTAAGCTCTTCGAAATCCTCAAAAAGCGCGGCTACATTGCAGATGATGTGGTTATGGAATTGAAACTGAAAGACCTGCCGGGAGAAGAATCATGTGCGTAATAGCTGGCGGAGTTGGGGCCGCGGTCGCTGGTGGGGTCGCATCTTCAGCGACAGGATCTCTCCTGAGCGGTGGTAATAGCGGGGCGCAGGGTGCAGCCAATGCGGCGGACCCATTTGCATCCCAACGCGGCCAGTATCAAACTATGCTGTCCCAATTAATCAACAATCCCTCTTCGATCACCAGCAATCCGGGGTATGAATTTGGACTGCAAGAAAGCAATAAAGCTGTCGAAGGGAGTGCTGCTGCTAATGGAATGGTGAATAGTGGGAATGTGCTGCAGGCACTCTCTACCAACTCTCAGCAATATGCCTCGCAGCAGCTCAACAATCAAGAATTGCTGCTCGCCCAGCTCTCTGGTGCGAATATCGGCTCCCCGGGCACTGCCGGTCAGATCCTACAGGGTCAAAACACTGCCAATCAAGCTTCCGCAGGGGCCTTGGGGAGCCAGATCGGCTCTGCCGTGACTTCTGGATTCAACAGTGCTTTTGCCCCCAGTACGACTTCTGGTACGGATCAATATGGCTTTGGCTCAGAAGGATCTGACGGCTCCAACAGCTACGGATTTTCTTCTGGAGTCAGTACACCCGTCAGCTACGGCTTCGACGTCTAACTAAGGAGACCCCTCATGGCAATCGGTGGATTTCTCCAAGGGCTCGGGCTGGCCTATGGCAACTCCCTTATCCAGGGGGTGAATTTTGAAGAGAAGAAAGCCCAAGCTGACTTGATGAAAACTGAGGCCCAACAGGCCCAGATGCAGACCCAGCAGATGCAGCAGGAAATGCAGACCCGGAAGTCCATCGGGGCCTTCATCCAATCACAAACCCAGTTGGAAGGTGCAGATGCTGCGAATCCTCTCAATCAAGCGAAGATGTACACTAAAGCTGCGGGTCTGGCTGCTTCGCAGGGAGATCTTGCGTCTGCTCAAGAAATGTCAGGACTCGCACGGCAAGCACAGCAAGATGCGATAGAGCAGACGAAGGCGTTGGCGCAGCAACAGGCCGTGAAGAAAGAGGATCTGGCGAATACTGCAGATGCCCTTCCAGATAATCCGAGCCAAGATCAGATGGCCGATCTGGTGCGGAAGGCTGTTGCCGCTGGTGTAGATCCACTGACAATTCCGCCTCCCAATACTCCGGCCCTTCTGACTTGGAAGAATCAGATGAAACTTGCAGGTATGGATTCCACGCAGAGAGCTGAATACGTGCAGAAAGCTGCTGACTTTAAGCTCAACCAAGAGCGTCTCAAACAGGATCATCAGGATAATGTTGATCTCAAGAAACTTCAAATTAATACCACTGCTACCTATCGTGAAGGAATGCTCCAGGAACATCGAGATGCACTGGCTGCTAGGACTGACAAAGCTCCCTCAGTCCTTGATCTGGGTTCTGCTAAGTATGAATTCGACCCGCAAGGACAAATCAAGGGAGATCGTCTGTCTAGTGACACTCGATACGTGAAACTCGGTGATAAGGTTTCCACTAATCAGGAAAATAACACTGTACAAACTGGGAAGGCGGCAGCTAACGTGGCCCGAGATTTATCTCAGATGGCGAGATTCCCTACTGGAACTACAGCAAGCCCCTTTGCCCACATCACGGACCATGATTTTCTTTTGTCCATTGAGAAGGTTGGTAGTAACGCCCTCACCCCGGAGCAGATTCAAATGTTCGGAAGCTCTCGAGGTGCGATGTCAACTGAATTGAGCCGAGTGCTGACCATCGGCGCAGGTCGCGGGGCGAATCAATCTGTCATAAATGAAATCAAGCAATTCACTACTCCCGGTCCTGGTGACACCAATTTGACAGCTGCCTACAAGATGTCCACTGCTGCACAAATGGTGAAAACCACGATGGAGAACACTCCGCCACCCGCTGATGCAAGTGTCCGGAAAGGGTGGGATGCAACATTGGCTACAGTGAGCGCATTCCCGACTCCGGATCGGATTCTGGATGCAGCCTCGGGCCAGCAAGCCAAACAGCTGAATAACATGCAGGGGACTTACAACAACCTGCTGAATAAGGTTCAGGATGCTGTCATTAAGAACAACTCTTCGGAAGGTTTGCCCGGGACTGGCGATTCTGGTTCAGGAACTAACGTCCCCCCACTCCCGGCTGGATTTAAGGTAGATCAATAATGGCTGATCAGAACTGGGTTCCAGCGGATCAAACGGCAACCGGCCCTGACGGAGCGAAGATGGCTCTG